CAGTGACTGGAGTTCAGACGTGTGCTCTTCCGATCTGCATTACGCTCGCTAGTTTCGCCTTGGTCACACGTTCATTATATGCTTGCCATTCCGTGTTTGATACAGATAAATATTTCCCCGACCTTTCAATACCAAGCGATACACCACCGAATCCAAAATTGAATTCTTTTGCTACTTCAAGTCCAGCCCTACTCGTATAAGCCTCAAACTTCGCCCGTATAAGAACCAAACTTTTCCAAGGCGACGGCATTGTGTCATAACTGTAATACGATATTGGCGGAGATGTGTTAACGTCATCTATCGCAATGTTCAGATATTCAAGCAAATCCTCATCTGCCCATCGCTTCATTCTTGGGTCATTTGGATAATCCATCAGCAATCTCCGAAGTCGTGTAATCAAATCCTCGAACCCGATAGAATAATTGGACAACATAACGGACGGGGCACTCTCTAATATAGGGTCAACTGTTGTATCCGCTGTGGTTATGTAATAGGTTGCATAATTATATGCTTTTCCCATATCCTCATCGTAATATATTAGCTCTGTACTTTCAACCTCGCCCAATTTAACATCATTGCGATAGATATAATATTTATCAAAAACATCACTACCTACAGGCGCAACCCATATCAACTTAACCTGCAATATATTCGTATTGCTTGGTTTGTTTTGATATGTTCCCGCCAAACCTGTAGGTGGCAATAAACTCATCTGTTTTCCTTTACACCAAAACCTATTTTGTCAAATTCAATGGTGCGAATTCCCAACTAGCTATGCTCGTTATTTCCTGATTGTTATCATCAGCCGAACCTTCTATGAGTGACCCATTATCATCAACCCAACCCCTCAATTGCATATATCGCACCTTTGCTTCATGCCTTGATTCATCGGGTGTATTGGAATCAGACAATATATCTTCAAGCCTCGATAACAATGTGCTTCCCATAATTTCATTATGCAAATCTCTTACTTTTGCAACATCAACCTTTTTCTGAAGTTCTTCCTGAATACTTACCTGTGCTGTTTGGGAAGGAACCACAGATTTGCCACTCACATCTTCAAGAGCACCATATTTGATGAAGTGGTGAATTTCTTGTGTTGCATCCAACAGTTGATTCTTACGGAACATTTCTCTCAAATTAACTGTTGCACCCGGTGGTATCTCAATGCCACCCAGTGACGACAAAATAACTTTTTGATTCTTTGTCGTGTTGCGAACAATCGTATAAACCGAATCTTCGCCGATATCTTGCGCCAATACTCCTGTTGTTTGATTTGTCTTTGTATTTTCCATTGTATTTCTCCCTTTTCTCTTTGATAAGATTAAACATCTGGGCAAGGAGAAGACGGGTTTAGCCATCTTCTCCCTACCCGAGATGTCACGCTCCTGTAAAATGATGACAGGTTAGAACGGTATAAACGGAGCCTTCCCTGTCACTTTTATCCTCGATGTTGCACGAGGATTCACGACAGCTACGCCCAACTCTTCGTACACAACCCAGCCCAAACGGAGTCTCTCGGGTTTATCAGCCGGGATAACATTGACATCCTGACGAACAGGTATAACCCCTGTAAATTCAGGTTCTGCAATCACCCAAATTGTGCCTCTCGGCACGACCTTGGAGACGAGAATGTCAAGCGTCCACAGATGACCTACCAAGCCAGTCTGGAGAACTTCACGTTGTGTAACGGGGTCAAACTGGTCACGACCAAATTTCATAATATCAGCGAACTCGCTGTAATTCATTACGAATTTGGCAGGAACCAAGTCCCACTTGCCGATTTCGGCAAGACCTGACACTAACGCATCACGACTGGTTGACGTACCAGAAAGTGTTTCTGGGTTCAGAATGGTTGAAGACCGGTCGACAGCATTGAAAATATTTCTATCTTCTTCTGCCATCAAGTCCAGTTTCGCACGCTGTTGAGCACGGTCTATGAGATTATACCGTCTCTCTTTCACCTGTGAGAATCTCACCTGCGGGTAAGAAACGATTTCCCATGTTCCGACCGTTATTCTCTCACCTTCAACTATTGTATCAGGTGCTTGCCCACGTTTCCCAACGACTACGACTGGGATTTTTACGTCCTTGTCGTATACGGGAAGTGCTCCCTGCGGCAGAGGGTCTACCACGAGAAGTTTGCGTCCAATACCCTGATAATCTAGCGTGAGACGAATAGGGTTAGCCATAGAACTTGCCAACGCTATGCGACCTTCCTCCGTCTGAAGAGCTTGGTCAATAAGAAACTCTTTTTGTTCGGGAGTAAGTGCTTGATTTTCCATAATTATTTCACCTCCTTTCTTTTATAAGATATTCCAATATCATTCGCCATTCCTTTTGGCGAATGCTGGAAGGGACAGTTTTCTATCCCTTCGCAGTATTCGTCAAAAACTATACCTGCCTGCTTTCAACCTGCCAACGGAATCCGAGTAAAATTCCATTTGCAAGGTCCGGCAACTGAATGACATGCCCAACCACTTTCGCAACATCTACTGCCGCAGCTTTAGACACATCGTTCGTCAACTGCCCTTTTGCCGCACCAGTGGTGATGACAAGAAGAGGCTGGTTGAGAGCAAATGCACCACCAGCAGGAGTAGCATCGAAAATGTCAGTGAAGTAGTCGCCGAAATAAGAGTAATAAGTCGCCTTACCACTCTTGAGGCTATCAACGTAAGAATCTGCGAAGATACCCTCCGGCTGAATCCCATCCGAAATCGTTACAGCGATGGTTCCATCGGTTTCTGCCTTCAACTGTGCAATCATTCCAGCTGCAAACCCAATGGTCTGTTCACCGTAAGGTTTCTGCAAACCTAACGCTGATGCGGCTAACAACTCGGGACTAACTGTTCCCACAGCCGTATCAATTTCACTGTGAACCTTTTTGTCCCCAATGGGTACGCCTTCAAAAAAGCCCTGTGTTCTTAACATAATTTTTCACCTCCTTTCTTATTTTATTTATACTACATCCCAGAGCAGTTGTGAACTGGTCTGGAAATTAATTCTTTACTCCGGGTTTCCCCCAGATTCCTTCAAGCTGAACCTTCATAGCATCCATACCGCTCGTATTTGAAGACTGAATTTGAATCGGAGTCTTCAAATCGGCATCTCTGTTGACTTTGCTGGCATTCTTCACCATATCGATTTTCTCATCGATTGTCGCTTTGCGTACCGATGGTGCTTTCATAATGGTTTTCGAGAATGTGTCGAATCCCTCGTCATTCATTACCATGATACCATCAACAGTTGAATCGAAGTCTTTCTGGTCAACTAGCCCTTTTTCGAGTGCCATCTTAACCACATTCAACGCTTTTTCAGCTTTAGCGTGAAGTTTCTGGTTCTCAAGCAACTGTTCATTGGCTTTTTTCAGGTCACTATTTTCTTTCTCTACTTCTCCGAGCTTCGTTTTCAACTGACCGATTTCGAGTTCAGCTTTCTTTTTGTGTTCCTTGAATAGCTCGGACACATACGAAGCAGGATATACCTTTCTGTAATACGCTTTCGGGTCGATTTTGTCTTTCCCCTTGGCACTCACTTTAATCATCGATTGAATCCCCAACTTCTCGGCAGTAACAACAAACCCGTCATTGAGAACGGCAGTTAAGAGCTTCTCGCCATAACCTTTTGAAGACACCCAATCAAACGCTTCCGCCGATTTGGTTTTGTACAAATCTTCAACCGTTGCCCGAATGACCAACTCATCGCCACGATAAACCGACCAGTAAGAATTCAACTTGTCAATTGACGCTTCTTTCTTCGCTTCTTTGTCTTCAGCGGAACCAATCTTCGTAAACACCGCTTTCCAACCCTGTGTTTTGCGAATCTTTTTAATCTCGTTCCACTTCTGTTCAGGAAGAAGAGTGGCATCTTTCTTGATTTCTTCAACTATCTGTTCCTCTTCCGCAGCTGTCTTCGGAATTATGCCAATCCACCCACATCTCATTGCAGGTGCTCCTGATTCAGGAAAAGACGGAAGCTCTCTTTCCCCCGGTAATCCTTCGAGACCGGGTCCTTCAAGTTCAGGTAATCCACCAATTCCGGGAACTTTTTCCGCTATTTCAGGACTAACCATAGGTCTTGCCTCTGGCACAGGAATCCCTGTTTTCTTTTCGACATCTTCCAGATGGTCAGCAATTTCCTCGGTCATCTCTTCAGCGGTGTCACGAATATCCTTGAGAAGAGTTATCGTTTCTTTTGCAACCGATTTCTCATCACCCTTTTTGGATTTCTTCCCGCCCTTATCTTCTTTCTTGTCATCGTCCTTTTTCTCATCCTTCTCTTCTTTCTCACCTTTTTCTTCTTTTTCCTCGACCTTCTCTTCTTCCTCTGCGGCAAATTTCAGACTAGCTGCTTTAACCGATTTCTCGGCATCTTCAAGAAACGGAGAAGTTACATCGCCAACCTCATCAAGCACCCTCAACAGGTCGGCATAAACAGCATTGCCTTCAGCAATAATTTCTTCCCACGACATATCTCTCGTAGGTTTCGTCGACATAGGCACATACGAAAGTTTTTCCATGTCTTTTTCAAGCTGGGCAACATTAGTTTCAAGAACCTCAAGCTGTCTAATGTCATCCGTGTTTTTCAACTGCTCTTTGTAAGCCTGAATCTGTTTCTGAATGGTTGCTTTGTCACAAGAAGTCTTCACACGACCTTCATCCTCAATCATATCCTGCACCTTGCTCACGGCAACCGCATATGCCGACTCAATCTCGCCAGATGCCTCTTTTGATTTCAATGACGCAGCCATTTCTTTAACTTTTTTCTGTTGTGCTTCGGTCATTTCCTGAAATGCAGGACGTGCCGCAGACACCTGTCTACCCTTTTGTCTCCAAAGTGTTGTCTTCAAAGGCGATTTCTCACCCTTGTCTTTTTCACGTTCTGAATGTTCTTTGTTAATCTCTTTTTCAGTACGGCTCGCAGCACCTTCAAAATCCATATCCGGTGATTTCTCAACAGGATATTTGACACGCTTTTCATTGAGAATAGCTGAACTATCCTCCGCAAACACTTCAAGAGAAGCCAGTTTCCCCGCAAGTTCAGCTTTTTTCTTAACAATAGAACCGGGTGAATATGTGCTCTCCTTCCCACTATGTGTTATGGGTCTATCTTCCGAAGGCTCTTTAGTACGAACCTTCTCATCTTTCACGCCCTTATTCAATGCATCTTTTGCCTCTTGGTCACGGGTATCTTTATCAATAGGATATCGTGATTTCCCTTCAGGCATTGACTCAACAGGTCTATCCTTCACTTCTGCTTTCGTTGTCTTTATACTCTTCACACTATCCTCCGGGGTTTTAGCCGCATCTTCACTACCCTTAACAGGGTCAGTAGGAAGACCTTCAACTTTTGCTTTTGGTTGTATCCTTGCACGAATTTTGGCAAGTATATCTTCTCTGTTCGGCTTAACAGCAGGCTGAACAGGTTTCTCATTAATAATCTCGCCAATTTCTTCCGTTGCTTGTTTCAAACGTCTTACTCTCGCCACAACATCGGCGACTTCATCACTTGCCTGTTTAGTGCTCACCGCTTTCTCTACGGCTTTTTCTGCATCGGCGTGCTCCGTAGCACTAGGCATATCTTTGAGTTCGTCATTGATTACCTTGTTTGTTTCCGGGGCACTTTCATTATCCTTTGCCGTGACCACCGTTTCATTATACGGGTCATTAGCTTTGGCAAGTGCCAAGAAGTCAGTCGCAGGCAAACCGTCACCACCCATCGCCGCTATAGCTTTGGGGTCAATCAATTTCCCGTCAATAACGGGTTGTCCATCTCTTGTTATCGGGTTCATTTGAATATTTCCTCCTCCTTTAGATTTTATATTTTCATTTACAACATTATCATTAGGACTAGCTACAACAATTTTTGATTTTTCAGTATCACCTCCTTCCCCTTTATGGGACATGATGTTTTGCAATTCTGCAATTTTCGCTTTAACTTGTTCAATAATTTCACTCATAAATTCTCCTTTTTATCGCTTGTGCCAGCGTTCTTCCCACTTTCTTGCCTGTTCCTCTTTCTGTTCTTTTTTTATGTTCTTCTCTTTTATTTCGTCTTCATCCATATCATCAGAATCAATTGCCACTAAATGCCAAACCTCATCCCATTGTTTATCGCAATCCCTACAAAAAACGGGTCTGAATCCAACAGATAATCCTTCGTCTTCAAAATTATCTGCTCGTATATTCTCACTACCGCAAAATGGACAATGGTTCGGGTCTTGCAAATATTCTTGTTTCTTTTCTTCTCTTAATGCCCGCTTTGTCATCCATCGTTCTTTTATGGTCATAATGTCTTATATTAAAATTGCCTGTGAAATAGCGTTCCGAAGCAATCCGTTTACCTTATGATAATCCGTATCGGATTTATCCAATTCCCTTTGTGCTTCCACAAGATAAGTGTCAAGCAACGCCTTGCCGTTGACTTTCCGCATATGTGCAATCTTTTCCAAGTATTTCGCTTTCGGGTCGGCACCTACCGTTACCCATGACAATTCTATGAATTCAACACCACGATTATCTTCATATGCGAGCTTCGGCTTCCAACTCGTTTCCGCTCCTGAATAATATTGACCTTTCCAATTCTTAATATGATTGCAATATTCAAATTCGTTATGAGCAACTTTATCGCAAATTGAACAAATACTGTAAGTCACTCGTGCTCCCATAGACACATCGCTGATATATCCCTGATTAATGCCACGAACAAGCATCGGGTCTTTCTCTTTATCAACAGCTACGAGTATCTCTATCCCTTTGACCTTATGATTTGGAATGCTATCCAACAGAATCCCAACGGCTTTAATTACCGAATCATTCTGATGGTCTTTGTAATTTCCCTTGCCGATGAAAGTCGAATAAATATATTTTTCCATCTTATCGTCATATCTTAACAATTCAGGAGTTGCCTTATCTTCAATGCTTCCCCATCGGAACATATCGCCGTTCGTGTTTGGGATATCGCCGTGAACTCCAATCACACGGAAAAATTCAAACTCTTGATTGTACGGAGCAATACGCTGAATATTTAGCGCCTTCTTGTAGCTCTCCAAAACTGCTGCGAATCTTTCAGGGATACTGACCTTCTTTGCTATATTGCCATGTCGTTCCATAAAATAATGGACATTGCAATTTGCTGTCATATTCGCTTTGGCAAATTCATTTGCCTTCGCACATTTGCCACCACAAGCACATTGCCTCGATGGAATAACTTGTCCGTAAAATGAGGCGTATTTTAAGAAACCGCCCTGTGGTAACGAAATCGAGTTCATATAGTTGGTATCTCCTCTGGGTAATCCAATATTTCTTCTTCTCTTGGCAAACGCTTCATTAAACACTTGCAACCAACATGACTTTTTGAATATTTCGGTGCATCATGTGTCATCTCATTCAATAAATCCTGTATCTTAAAATGCTGACCATTCAACGCCATACAGGTCGGACAGGTCGAACCTTGCTCTAACCATTTCTTATTATCCTGCCAAGGTTCCTGCTGATATACCCAAACTACCTCACGAAAACCTGCTTGCAACCATTCATTCAAAACTGTTGCCGATGTATCCTGTTCGACCGCAATAATCGTTATATAGTTCATTGGGCATTTTGTTCCGGCTGTTTCTCTTGCTCTTCCAAATAATTAAACAGCTCCATAAAATTGATATTGCGAGTCCTATCCCACTCCGCAGGATTCTTGAGAACTTCCGTAATCATATCTTCAAAGAATGTCCGTAATCTCTTATCGAGCGTGGCATCATCAATACTAACACCACTACGCTCTTTGAGAAAATTCGCTAAATTCCCATATTTCCCAACAGGCTTTTCTTGAGCTATTTTCAGCTTTGAATAATCTATATTAGGAATGCTTTTCATACAGTTAATGGTAATCCTCCTGCCCCTGGTAATTCAGGTGTCATTTCTGCTTCTGGTTTTTCAGGTGGTGCTCCTAATTCACCACCACCCACACCACCACCCATCTCGCCCCCACCACCTATTTCTGGCGGTATACCCAAATCGGGTTTTTCAATTTCAGGTTTCACTGGTTTCTGCGGTTTGGATTGTTTCTCTTCCAACTGTTCTTTCGCAACCATTTTCTTTTCTTTTTCAAAATTCAATCCAATATAGCTGAAGTATGTTTGCTTTGATAACAATCCCATTTTCATCAATTCTTTCATCAATTGCTTTTGTTGAGTATCATCCTTCAGGTTCATAAACTCAAATTCGATATCGGGAATAATGTATTCCTCATCACCCCACTCATTTGCTCGAACGAAATTCTGTTGAATAGCAACAGGTCTAAACATATAATTGCGAACCCAATCTTTCAATATCTCTTGATTACGCAGATATCTGTTCACCAATATACGAAGAGCTACAGATGCTGTTGCGAAGTTCGGTCCTGACCCATCAATGATAGTCTTTGACCCCAATAACGCCGCTGTTACTTCTTTCTCTATCCAATCATATTCTCTATCAAGAGGCATAACTTTGCCTGCACTTGATACATAATCAAACTGAATCGCATGATGATAAAAGAACCAGCTACTCAAATCCATGCTTACTTCTTCAAAAGCATCTCTTGCCGCAGTTATTGCCTCTGCTGTGGCAGGTATCTGGTCTGTCCCAATCTTAACCACCTTAATCGGCGTGATATGCCGTTCTGCTATCGCTATCTGTGCTCTACGCAAAATATCTTTGTAAATGAGAGGTTTGAATGCCCTGAACATAAGAGGCGTTCCTACGGTCTCATATGGCGATAATTTATAAGCTAAATGGCTGACTCTGAACTGATTCAGGGGTATTTTCTCACCCCTTGCTATTAGATTCACTATCTTTCCGCCCTGAATTTGCGCCAACCGTTGATACAGCTCTTTCGGCTGCCTGCTCTGGACGATGCGTTTTAGGTTGTCGTCGGGGTCGAGCTTGAGCATCGGTTCGTCTATGAGCATCGATTTCTCGACTTCCACAAAATCTGGGTTCAACAAAACAAACCGTGTCCATATACCTTTGCCATCATCCCATTCCCCAAATGGAAACACATTCCCAATCTTCCAGTATTCAAGGTTAATGTCAAGCAAGAGCTTTTGTCCACGCAAGACATCAAAGAATAATATCTCAAAAAACTTCTTTATTTTCGGGTCGTCACAGGTCAAGTGCATCCCAGTTAATGGGAATTCGCTATGTAGGTCTATTAGATTGCCTACAATACCGTCTGTCTTGTAGAAGTGACGACTCCATTGATTGATTTCACGAGTTTTGGTAGGGAGTTGTAAATTAATCTTTTCAAAGAGCGGGTGATAAAATGAAGGAGATTGTCGCACCATTCCCGGTTTCATTCCCGCGCCATACTTGGTCAATCTGCTGATTTGGGATTTGGACATATCAACAAGCGCAGATTCACTCTGCATATTTTTCCAATATGTTTTCAGTTCCTTGAATCTCGCTTCGACATTTTCAGTGACTAATTCACCGGGCATAACATATCTCCTTTATCATTACTTTGTCTTTGATTACAGCATTAATCCTTCGGCTTTAACCATTATTTGTTCTATCGTATTGCTTCTTTTACGCCAACGTTCTTCC